ACAAACTTTCCAAAATTAGAAGCATATATGAGTGATAAATATTATCAAGTATTAGTTGGAGATAATGAATTAGATAAGGATCAAATCCATGATCCTATAGGAAAATCTGACATACATATTGTTCCTGTAATTACTGGTGCTGGTGGTAGTAGTTTTAACAGAATTTTATTAGGCGGTGCTTTGATTGGAGCTAGTTTCTTATTTCCGGGTGCTGGTATGTTTGCAGGTGGTTCAGTAGCAGCTAAAGCAGCAGCAGTTGCCTCGCCTTTCATGGCTGGAATAGGTACTGCCCTTAGTGCCGTTGGTGCTGGGATGGTTTTAAATGGAGTTTCTGAAATATTATTTCCATTACCTACACCAGAAGAACAAGAAGATGATCCAAGAATATCTTTTAACTTCTCAGGGGTGCAAAATACATCGAGAGCCGGAACTGCTCATCCAATAGTTTACGGAGAAATTGTAACTGGATCTGTGGTAATTTCAGCTTCTGTAGATACTAATCAAGTGGTGGCATGACTAAGAAAATCATTAAAGGTTCTGGTGGGCCTCCTACTCCTCCTACTCCATATCGTGCGCCAGATACATTAAATAGTAAACAATTTGCGACTATACAAGACTTGTTATCAGAAGGTGAGATAGAAGGTTTTGCAACACCATCAAAAGCTGCTATCGCTAAAAGTTCTGCTGATTATTTAAATTCAGCTTTAAAAGATATTTTTCTTAATGACACACCAATATTAAATGAAAGTGCAAGTAATAGCAGTCCAGCAGACTCGGATTTTAACTTTCAAAATGTTGTTCTTGATGCAAGATACGGAACAAATAACCAATTAGTTATAGCTGGAATAGAATCAAGCGATCCTGTTAACTCAAGTCCTATAGCTGGTTTTCCAAGACCTTGTACTGTTGCTAATGGTGGTGTAACACAAGCTATTTCTCTTAATAAAAATGCTGTAAGAATTACTGTATCTTTTCCACAATTACAAAGAGCTAAAGATAATGGAGATTTACTTGGCTCTAGTGTTCAACTTACAATCGGTTTGCAAATCAACAATCAAAGCAATCCTACTCATCCTGTAAAAATTACAGATACTATTACTGGAAGATCTGCTGATTTGTATTCAAAAGAATATAGAGTAAACCTCCCAGCTTCTTATTCACAAGCATCTATAAAAGTTTTAAGAGTAACAGCAGATAGTACTTCATCTCAATTAAAAGACGAGTTTAGTGTTTCTGTAATGCAAGAAATTGTAGATGACCCACAGACATATCCTGATTCTGCTTACGCACAATTAAGAATAGATTCAGAACAGTTTAGTGCAATACCAAAAAGAGCATACAGAATTAGAGGAATTAAAGTAAGGATACCAGCAGCTAATGGTGGATTAACCCCGACTGTTGATTTACAAACAGGCAGAATTATATATCCAGAGAACTATGTATTTAACGGAACAATGGCTGCTGCTACATGGTGTTCGTGTCCAGCGATGATACTTTTAGATCTTCTTACTACTCAGAGATATGGTTTTGGGACGCACATCTCACCAAATCAAGCAAATGATGCTGAGTTGTATGAAAACTTAGATTTATTTAGCTTTGTAGCTGCTTCTAGATATGCTAATGCTTTAGTTAATGATGGTTTTAGTGGAGAAGAAGCTAGGTTTAGTTGCAATGTAAATATTCAATCATCAAGGGAAGCATTTGACCTTATAAAAGATCTTGCATCAATAATGAGGTGTATTCCAATATGGTCACAAGGTTCGATTTCAATTATTCAAGATAGTCCAAAAGATCCAAGCTATTTGTTCAACTTAGCTAATGTCACTCCTGATGGGTTTAGTTATACAGGCTCAAGTTTTAAACAAAGACATTCTGTTGTAAGCGTTAGTTATTTTAATATGGATTCTAAAGAAATAGATTTTGAAGTTTATGGCGATGGTAATAGTACAGCAGAGGTTAACAGAAGAGCAAAACTTGGGATTGTATATAAACAAGTAAAAAGTTTTGGTTGTACTTCTAGAGGTCAAGCGCAGCGTTTGGCTCGTGCAATAGTTTTCTCGGAGGAACAAGAAAGTGAGGTAGTTAATTTTTCTACATCAATGGATGCTGGAGCAATAGTAAGACCGGGTTCTGTTATTAGTATTAATGATCCTGTTAGAAGTGGATTCAGAAGGTCTGGTCGTATTGCTGCTGCAAATACAACTCAAGTAACAGTAGATGATACGGTTGATCTAAGTAACTTTGGTGGTACTAATAAAAAATGTAGTGTCATCATGCCAGACGGTACTGTTGAGTTTGGAAGCGTAACAGGAATTATTGGTTCTGTAATAACGGTAAACAACGTAACAAGAAGAGATGGATCAGAAGGTAATGCTACATTTACTGAAGCTCCAAATGTTAATTCTATTTGGCTTTTAGAAAGCGATTCTTTATTAGCTCAAACCTTTAGAGTAGTCAGCGTAGAAGAACAGGATGGTGTTAATTATTCAATAAGTGCTTTAGCATATCGTTCTGATAAATATACAAATATTGAATCAACAGATTTTCCTACATTACCAGCAAGAAATATATCAAGATTAAACGAATTAAAACCAGCACCAACTATAAAATTACCAATCTTAGAAGAAATAGTTGTTGTTAATAATATTGCTATAAACAGAATCCTTATATCTTGGCAACCTGTAGCTGGGGTTACTCAATATCAAATTCAATATAGGTTTGAGAATACTAACTGGGTAACTCAAGTTGTATTTAGACCTGATATAGAAATAATGAACACACAAGCTGGAACTTATGATATAAAAGTTCTTTCTTTTAATGCTGCTGGACAATTATCAGCAACTGCATCTTCTACTCAATTCCAAGCAGAAGGTAAAACTACAAAACCAAACGATGTAGAAAATCTTACTTTAGAACCAGTAAATGATAAATTAGTACGATTGAGATGGGATAAATCAGTTGATGCTGACGTTTTGCATGGTGGTCGAGTCTACATTCGACACTCAAATAAGACTGATGGTACAGGAACTTTTGCTAACTCTGTTGACTTAGTACAAGCTGCTGCTGGTAATACTACTGAGGCTGTTGTCCCAGCTTTAGAAGGTGAATATATTTTAAAATTTAGAGATGATGGTGAAAGATTTAGTGATGGTGAAACAAGCGTCATTTTAGATTTACCTGACCTAATAGATGCTCAAGTTATCCTAAACGAAAGAGATGATGATAATAATTATCCCGGTACTAAGACTCGTACTAGCACTACAAGTAACGTCTTAAGTCTTACTAATCCAGCAGCAACTAATGGATTGACAGGTACATATGATTTTCAAAGCACTATAGATTTAGGCGGTGTGTTTTCTTTAAATTTAAAAAGAATATTACAAACAATAGGAGTAGAAATTGGTAATACTATTGAATCTCAAATTCCAGATTTACCTCCTAGTTTAGGAGGCCCTGCTGGTGGTGGTTGGGATAATTATGGAACAGGGCCAAATGGATTTGATGGTACTGCTATTGAGGATGTTAATGCTCAAATGGTTGTAAGAACAACTCAACAAGATCCTTCTGGTTCTCCTACTTATAGTGGATTTAATACTTTTGCAAATGGTACTTTTAAAGGTAGAGGATTTCAATTTAGAATAAATTTAACTTCTGAAAATACAGGTCATAATATCAATGTTATTCAAGCTGGTTTTAATGCTTCTTTTGAGTCAAGGACAGAAAGAAGTTATGTAAGTGGTGGCACGACAACAACAACCCCACTTTCTTCTGGAACTAGTGCAAATGGCTTAGATGTTACTTTTGGAAAGCCATTTTTTGTAGGAACGGCTAGTTTAGGAGGTGCTAATGCTTATAAACCTTCAGTTGGTATAACAATTATGGGTGCTGTCGGTGGTGAATATTTCACTATAAAAACAGATGCTAATGGTGATTTTTTAAATGCAGCAGGGGCAGTCATAACTGGAACAGGATTTAATATTAGTATTAAAGATGGTAGTGATAATCCAGTTGATAAAAAATTTACATTTCAAGCTGTCGGTTATGGTAAAGGGGTGTAATATGGAAGAAAGTATTTTTTAAATGGCTCAAGTTGCTAACAAAGATATTGCGAATAGTTCGGGTGCTGCGGTAAGAGCAGATCTTAACCTTGCGTTAGCTGCTGAAGCGTCAAATAATTTTGGAGATAAGTCACAAGTTGGTCAAGTATTACCATGTGAATTTGTTGCAGATAATTCTACTTCACCTAAGAAACTATTAATAAGATCTACTACAGGGGATGACGGAACTTCTGGTACAACTCCTACTTATTTTGATGTTGGAAATTTAGATGAAGCAAATTTAGGACTTGTAAAAAGGGCTGGAGATACATTAACAGGGCCATTATTAGCCGATGATGGGTCTGGAGCGAGCAGTCCAGCACTATCTTTTGACGGAGACAGCGATACTGGAATTTATAGATCAGCAGCAAATACAATGGGATTTTCTACTGCTGGCACACAAAGAGTATCAATAAGTAATGCTGGATTGGATATGTTAAACGCATTACCGATTAGGTTTCAAGATTCTAGTGGTTCTCCTTTCGTATCTCTTCAATCTCCATCTTCGTTATCAGGAAATGTAGCTCTTACCTTACCTTCATCAATAACAAATGGTGGTTTTTTACAAACCGATGGATCAGGTAATTTAAGTTTTTCTATTGTAGAAGGTGTACCAACTGGATCTGTTTTTTGTTTAGCTGTTAATACCGTTCCTACAGGATATGTAAAATGCAATGGTGCTTCTTATTCAAGAACAGGAACATATGCTGCTTTATTTGCGATTATAGGTACTACTTATGGCGGTTCTGGTTCTAGCTTCAATGTTCCAGATTTACGAGGTGAATTTGTAAGAGGTTTTGATGATAGCAGAGGTGTAGATAGTGGAAGAAATATTAATGACCCACAAGGCGCACAAAACGATTCACATAATCATTCAGTCAGTATCACGACAAACACAGCATCACTTACAGGTACAATTAGAAAAATATCTGAGACATTTAATAGTGGAGGAGGTACAGCATCAGGAGTATTTTCAAAAACAGGAGGAGAAAACGCAGCAAATACACCATCAAGAGTAGATAGTAGCCCTGCTGCTGGTGTAGATTTAGATGCTTCTCATAGTCATAGCGTATCTGGTAATACAGAAAATCAAGGCGGTAATGAGGCTAGACCAAGAAACATCGCTATGCTTTACATAATCAAAATTTAATTATGTCGATACAACCGGGAACATACAATATGACGGTGCAGAGAAGAGCAGATTTCTCTTTGCAACTGCAATTTAAAGATTCAACTGGTGCTGTTATAAACCTTACTGGTTTTACAGTTTATGCTCAATGTTGGGATGAAGGTAGGAATATAAAA